CACGTCGGCACCTCGCTTCGATGCCTTCGACCCGAAGGTCTTGGCTGCGTGACAGTCGACGTGCTTGGCGAAGATGTGCTCCTCGTCGTTGGACGGGGGCACAGTGTCCTTCGCCTCTGGATCCCAGCAGCGCAGCTGCACTGCGGGTATGTGATCGAACTCGGTGTCTTCGAGCTTGCCCAGGCGTTCACCGCAGGTCGCGCATTTGCTGTCCTGCCGGATAACCACCTTGAGCTTCACCAGGACCGGGATCGCTTTTCTGAACCCGGTCGGAGGTGCGAGAGGGAGGGTGGCTTCCATTCGCTTTTAGTATTTGCATTCAAGCAAACAGTCAAGCGCGAAGCCGAGAAATTTTCCTCTCGTAAGTCGCGAGCCCTGCCTCGGTGAACTGACCGTCCCAGGTGATGAAACCCTTTCGGTTCAATGCATCCAGGCTGCGCTGCTCACGTCTGGTCTCGGCGGTGGCGCCGATGAACCAGCCAGCCTCCTTCATCCAGTACTTCTGGGTCGGAACCCAGGCGTCCATGAACCGGAGCTGCGCTCTCGACAACCGCGGCCGGCGCATCAGTCTAACTCCGGGTCGACGAAGAACCGCCACTCCAGCCCCTCGCGGTGCCATTGGCCGGCACAGACGGGGATGCAGTCGTTCTCGGCGTTGAACTCGTCGTCGTTTTCGTGGTCCTCGTCGCCGACCAGCTCGCGCAGCTCCGCGGTCGTGATCAGCGTGTTGGTCCAGACGAAGTCGTGGCGATAGACGCCATCGCTCAGCACCACGGCCTTGGCATGGTCCGTCAGCAAAGCCTCGGTGACCGAGATGGCGTGTCGCAGATCGGCCAGCTCGCTCAGCATGTGAGCGGCGTTGTTCAGACCACCCTTGCGCGGGTGGTAGCTGTCGAGACCGAATCTGTCGATCTTGCCGATCGCCTGGAGAACCTCTCCGGACTCTTCGACGATTCTGGAGATGTTGCCACCGAGATCGTCGGCGGCGGGTAGCAACTTCGGGTTCATTGTCCGTTTTTCCTCGGGAAGATTAGATTGAACAGGTCACGAAGCCTCTCGCCTTCGTGTTGCTCTATGAACACGCCCTGGGTGACGCTGCCAGACTCGAGCCAGATCGACACACCCTTGCGGAAGGGCTCGCCGCGGTTGTCGTGAGACACCCGCAGCTTCTCGCCGTCCTCGCCGTGCAGCGTGACGGTCTGCTCGTATTTGAGGATGCGCCTCACTTCTTGACCCCGAAGGTCGCGGCGATGGTGGAAGCGACGTCCTCGCGGATCTGCTTCAGCATCTCTACCTTGACGTTGTGCTCGACCCAGCCGGTGCATTTGCCAACCCGGATCATGACCTCGTCCTGGATCGACTTGACCGTCTCTTCGCAGCACTTCTTGACCTTGCCGAGCTGGCGTTCGCATTCCTCGCGGACCAGCCCCATGACATGGCTGTTGACCATGCCCTTCAGCTCGTCGGACAGAGACTTCTGCGACGTGTATCCGAAGCTGCCCGAGCGGACGGACTTGATGAAGCTGTTCAGCCGTTCGTCGATCAGCTTGCGCACCGCCTCGTCTTCCTTGACGGCGCGGACCAGGTCGTCCTTGTGGGACTTGAACGCCTCAGCGATCAGCTTCTGGACGTCGCCAGTCACGTCGCTCAGGTAGAGCTTGCGGGTGATCTCGGCGATAACCGCGCGCTGCAGCTCCAGACGAAACTCGGCGTCCTGCTCGATCAGCGCGGCAACCGCAGGGGAGTCCAGCTTGATGATGATGCTCATTTCTGCTCCTCGACGGCGAAGTCTTCGCGGTCTTCGTAGATGGGTTTGACGAACCCGTTGGCGACGAGCCACGCGAGGATCCGCATGGCGTTGAAGTGCCAGACCCTGGTGCCGTCTGGCTTGACGATGTTGAGCCGGCCTCGCGGAAATCGCGGCGGTGGCTTCCAGCCCTTGGGCGTGGTCAGCAGGATGCCGGCTTCCTCAGCAGGCATCTTGTTGGTGGTGTAGAAGTTGATGTTCTCAGCGCACCGTTTGGCGAGATCAGCGGGGTTCATGCTGCCTCGTCCTTTCGCTCGTCGTTGTCGTTGGCCGCGTCCTTGTAATTCGATTGCAGCCGGGCCTCCTTAAGCAGCTCGTCCAGATCGATGCCCGGGATGATGTGCGTCTGGATGGTCTCCATCGCGGCGTCGAAGTACGCCTTAAACTCCTCCTCGCCCATCGCGTCGAACGCGGTGGAGGAGGGGACCATGATGATTTCGCCAGCGGTGGTCATGACCGGCCTCACCACGCCGTTGGCGAGCAACAGCGTCTCGTGCAGCGAGTCTTCGTGGGCGAATAGGTCAGTGTTATTGGTCACAATGCGGAGCGCCACCCGATACAGGCGATGCCTGGGGCCGCTGCGAGGTTGAGCGAATTGAGCCCGAACCGGAACGTTCTCCGGGATCGCTTCGAGCATTTCCACGTCATACTTGGCGTGAGGGATCATGTGGCCCTCGACCTTGCGGAGGAGGATCCACTTGTTCTTGGACTTGTTGCTCGCGCTCATGGTTCAGTTCTCTTCATGACGCCTCAGATCAGCGACCCTTGACGGGCGCGCTGGTTGGTTGATCTCGGTTTGGGTTCTGACCTTGGTCTCTCCTCGCTGCCCCAGGACTCGACCTTCACTCGGCAGGCCTCGACGAGTGTGTCGACCTGGTCCTGGCTGAGACCGTAATCCTCGCGGTGGGCGCGTTCGTCCGCCCACCACTGACGCAGGGAGGAGGCTGGCCCCTCGGCGATCGAAATCGCAAAGGTGGCCAGCTCCATGTAGGCCGCAGCCTTATCCGGCATGGGCCGCCTTCTTCAGCTCCTGCGACTTGTCGCTGAGCTTGCCCATGACGTAGGACTCGCCATTCGATGACAGGACTTTCATGTCTTTGATGAAGTCCTGGCTCGACGCGATCTCCATCGCCTCCTTGGTGCGGGTGATCGCAGCGATCTTGTCCGACCAGAAAGTGACGATCTTCTGCCCCTCGTCCTTGGAGACGGAAGCCTCGCGAGCCGGCGCTTTGTCGTCGTTCGCGGCGCGGCTGTCTTGGCGGCTGTCCTGACGATTGTCGCGGCGGCTGTCGTTCGACCGCCGATCGTCGTCGTTGGACTCCTTGAAGTCGTCGGCTTCCTCGGACGAGTAAGCGTCGCCATGCAGGTCGGCGATTTTCAGGATCACGCGGTCCTTCGCCCGCTTCTCCGCCATGGCGTACGGATACGCCGCCATCTTGCCCTTGATCTTGTAGTTGCCGCCGGGCTTACCCTCGATCGAGATCAAGGCTTCGCCGATCGACCACTCGGTCTTGCCGTTGGCCTCGCCCATGACGAGGATGACCGCCTCGTCACGCTCGGCGCGCAGGATCTCGGGCTTCGTCCATTTGATGCCGATCGCGGCACCGAGACGCTCGACGTCCTTGTGCTTGACGACAGGCGTGCCCTGGACTTCCCAGATCGAGTCGCGGTCGATCTCGACCTTGTGCTTGTCGAAGACGTCGTAGATCTTGTCGAGCCTGGGATTGCTTCGTGCCATAGTTCTCTCCTGTGGTTAAGCGGCGTCGGCCGCGGGTTCTGCGGGTTTGTCGTTGCTGTTCGCCGCCTTGCGGGAGCGTGTTGCCTTGGGTTTGGGCTCCGGCAGCGGACGACCGGAGTCCTTGTCGGCCTGCTTGACCGCTTCCTTGTCGATGTTGACGAGCTTCTTCCCGTCCTTCGAATAGGAGATGGTCACGCCCTTGCCCGAGGCGACCTTGGCGTCGCCCGGCATCAGCGACTTGATCGCCTTCTTCGCCTTCTCGTGCTCTTCAGCGACGGTCTTGGTCTCGACCATCTTCTGGGCGAGGTCGCACCAGGCGTTGTCCTGGCTCATGTCGGCGACGCGGACCTTCTCCAGCAGCGGGATCTCCGCAACCGGGTTGCCGGGCGTGCGGCCGGTCTGGATGCAATCCCAGAAGTCCTGCTCGGCCTGGAGCATCCTGGCCTGGTAGAAGATGTCGGCCGTGACCTCCATCATCACCCACTGGCCAGCGCCAGTGATGATCGACAGGTACGAGACCGGCAGATCCAGCACCATCATGTTGTGCTGGCACTGCGGGAAGTACTTGTCGAAGGCGGCCTGCTTGTCGAAGCCGAACGGGAACATGAACTTGAACTCGACCATCGCCTTGACGGGCGACTCGAGCGTCTGGCGCACCAGCCCGTCGAGCGTGGCGTGAGCCTTGTCCCAGTCCTTGTAGAAGACCTTGTCCTGTTCGTTGGTCACAGCCATGCCGGTCTGGAACTCGAACCAGTCGGCATTGAGCTGCTCGGTCACGTTGCCGAGCTGGACCAGCAGGATCTCGGACATGTCCTCCTGTTCCTGCTCGCCGCGCTTCTCGCGCCAGAGCTGCTCGATCGCTTGCTGGTTGCCGGACATGATGATCCGCGCGTCCGACCCGCCAATGGATGACATGCGGGCAGCCCGAGCTTCATCGCTCATTCCGAGGTGGCGGGTACGACGTAGAAACTGCATCTCAGTTCTCCTTCAGCGGTATTCGTTCCAGATGACCTCTCCACCCAGCGTCTGGATGAAGACGGCATGTGCCTCGCGTTCCCCAGCGGTGATCCGTGGGGGCAGGGGAACGGGGCGCTGCCGCGCGGCGGGTAGTTGGTCGATGGTGATCGGATCGTTGTCCTCGCCGAGCAGCGAGAGGCCGTATTGCCGGCCGCCCCGCAGTTCGACGTAGACTTCGCTCAGCAGCTCCGCGTCGAGCAGAGCGCCGTGCAAGGTTCGCTTGCTGGTGTCGATGTTGAAGGCGGAGCACAGAGCATCGAGGGTCGCTCGCTTGCCCGGTCGCTTCGTCTTCGCCATCTCCAGGGTGTCGATGATTTCGTTGTGGAGCGGCGGCATATCGAGCCGCTCCAACTCGTCGTTGATCATCCCGAGATCGAAGGAGGCGTTGTGCGCCACCAGCCGCGCATCACCGATGAAGGTGAGGAACTGATTGACGACACGTCTGAACGTCAGCTTCGTCTTCAGGAACTCATTGCTGAGTCCGTGGACGGCGAACGCCTCCTTGTGGACCGGATGCGTCGGGTTGACGTACTTGTGGAACGTCTTGCCGGTTGGCAGCAGGTTGTTGATCTCGACGCAGCCGATTTCCACGATGCGATCGAGCTTGCGCTCAAGGCCCGTGGTTTCGGTGTCGATGATGATCTCTCTCACAGTGATCTCCGGCTGATCGGGTCGATCCCGTCGTCGCGAAGTTGAGCGAACACCTGGTCTCGCAGCCGATCGGCGAGCGTCTGCGACGAGTCCAGGAGAGCTGAGATCGACAGCTCCACCTGCTCGGGGGAG